TCCCCGCAGTCAGATCACCCGAGCGAGTTGTTGAACTGCTCGATGCGGGAGTCGTCCGCCTGGAGCGCGCTGACGAGATCTCCCTTGTTGGAGCCGGAGGGCGTGATGTACCAGTCGCTCTCCGGATCGCGGTCGGAGTTGCGGGCCTCGACGACCTGCTCGAGATTGGACTTGGACATCGACTGGTCCCACTTCTGCTCATCGCTGAGTTCGATGGGGTCGGGTGCCTCGTCCTCCTCGTCCTCGTCGTCCTCCGTGTCGGCGTCGTCGGGGTTCTCGGTGTCGCCATCGGAGGCCGGGGAAGTTGCTTCCGAGTCGTCCGAGTCGTCCGAGTCATCCAGTTCGGAGGGGTCGAAGTTGAGGCCGGGGTACTCCGGGTCGAGCGGATCGCCGAAGCCGTTGAGAATGAACTCCTGGCGCAGCGGCGGTCGCTGCTTGATGTACTCCACGTCTTCCGGAGAGAGGTTCTCCGGGTCAACGTACTTGCTCATGGAAGGCTCACTTTCAGGAGAAGGGGCCGGATGCGAGGCTAGGCGACACCCAGCCCCTCCTCCAGATCATGGACTACGCGAAGGTCGGCTTCGTGTAGTTCGCGTTGGCGGTGATCTGCATCACGATCGCTCCTCCGCGCTGGCGGATGCCGGTGCCGAAGCCCCGGTTGTAGAACGAGTCGATCAGCGGGTAGTCCGGGTTCGGACCCTTCACGAGCCGCAGCCCTCGCAGGCTGGTGTTCGTGTGTTCGCGGAGACCAACGGGGTTGCCGAGGTTCTCCGGACCGCCGGAGGCGATGCCCAGCACGTACGCGGCGGGGATGGTCTCCTCCTCCACGATCAGCGCGTCACCGTACGAGCCGATGACGTTGAGGCCGCGCCAGTTGTTCGCGACCTGCTGACCGAAGAGTTCCACGTCCCTCGGAAGGAACATGCCGGGAGTCCCCTGAGACGGCACGAAGTCGTTGCTCGCGCCAGTCGCGACCCGGAAGGTCCGAATGACGTTTGCCTCGCGGGTGTTCACCATGAGGGCGATCGTGTAACCGTTCACCTTCGAGTACCCGTGCGACTTCAGATCCGCGACGAGGGTGTCCACGTCTCCGCTGTCGATGTTGGCCGCACCCGACGTGAGGTAGTGGGTGTGGTTCCCATCGAACACGTTGCTCTTGTACTTCGGCGGCACCGTGCCGTCGGCGTTGTAGAGCGCGTAGACGTTGACGTCCTGCTGGCCCTGGATGTCGGCCACGCGGTTCGTGTTGCGGAACAGCGCGTCCATCACCTTGTTGAACATGAGCCGGTTGTCGGCCTCGAGCGCCATCGCGTTGATGGCGTCCACCTGAGAGCGCGGCGCGTCGGCCAGGAACTTCCAGGTGAACCGAGCCGCGAGGTCGTACCACTTCAGGTCGTAACCCAGAGAGAAGTACGAGGTTGCGGGACGGACACCGACCGGCTCGCCGTACTCGGAGGCCTCTTCGAAGTCGGCACCGGACACCTGCGGCACGCGCTCGATCACGTTCGTCACCGGGAAGGTGAGGAGCGCGATCATGCGAGACCGCTCGGCGTTGGCCAGTGCCACCGTCCGCTGGAACTCGTCCCAGAGGAGGTTGAGGTCGAAGCCGTCCGAGGTCTGCTGGACGAGGTCGTCGGCGGCGTTGTAACCGCGCTTCCTCGTCTTGTCGTCGACCGCACCACCGGCGATGCCGGGGATGATGCCGAGCGAGCGCAGATCGACGAGTTCCATGCCGCGCTTCGCGATGGCCGAGTAGGCCAGCGAAGGCAGAACGAACTCGGGCGCGAAGAGCGCCTTCTTGCGGGTGAGAGTTGACGTCGTCATCACACGGCCCCCTGATCCTGGAACCGAACGACCAGCCGCCACGCCTCGACCGTGTGGCCGACGTGGTACGCCGACTCCGCAGTCTGAAGCGCGCCAGCGGCGCTCAGGTAGTAGGTCGTGCCAGCAGCGAGTTGAGCCTCGTCCGAGTCGAGGACGATCTCGCCGTTGGTCATGACATCGACACGGTCGCCGGCCTTGCGCTTCGTGCGGTCGAGGATGGTGACGCCCTTGAAGCGGGAGTTCGACGGGGCCTTGGGAGTGGCGAGCCCGTTCGCGTCGAGCCCCACCCCCAGAACCTTGCCGTAATCCGCCTGAGCGACGTCAGCCGCCAACGTGGCACGGAACCCACCGGCTACGCCGTCGTACTTGTCGTACCGCGACATATCGGGTCATTCCCTTCGTAGTGTCAGCGACGAAGTGCGGGGTACTTGGCTCGGAGGGCGTCGTCATCGGCGTCAGCAGTCTTCTTCCGCTTCGAGCGGTTCTTCTGCTCCGTGCCGGTCCGATCCCCTTCCTCACCTTCTCCCTCATCGTCGTCCTTCTTCAGGAGGTACGCGTCCGACTTCGCAAGCGCATCGAGCGCCTTCTTCAGTCCGTGGACGGTACCGTCACTGTCGATCTCGACATCGGAAAGGTCCGCCAGCGACAAGGCACGCCGGGGATTGTGCCATGTGTACGTGTTGTCCGTGAGAAAGGCGTTCTCGAGGCGGGTGGTACGCAACGACTCCTGAAGAGCCTTGTTCTCGGATTCCAGTTCGGTCACCCGAGTGGTGGCCTTCTCCAGTTCCGTCTTGTCCTTACCCTCAAGTTCCTCGAGGCGGGACTTGATTTCATCCCGCTCCTTCTCGGCTTCCTGACGCCGACGTACGTGCCGGGCCTTCTCTTCTTCGAGCGCAGTGATCTTGGCTTGCGGGTCACCCTTGTCGGACCCGTCGCCTTCCTTGGAAGAGCCGCCACCCTCGGGGTCGTCGTCTTCGTCCTTCGGATCTCCTTCGTCACCCTCGTCATTCGGGTCATCGGGGCTGGCACCCATCATGGGCCAGACCACTCGACCACCGACCACGCCCAGAGGACGAAGACGCTGACCGGTACGAGGGTCAATCAGGCGGGAGATCGCCTGTTCGGAGAGACTCAGTCTCTTGACTTGGTTCATGGTTCCCATCTTAGCCTAGCCTCCTGGGTTTCTGTGGTACGTGCGGAAGGAATCCTAGCACGTTAGCCGTAGGCTAGAAGTCGCCCATCACAGCGTCCCAGATCTCGTCATCGTCGCCCTTGAATGTGGGGTCAAGTTTGTCAAGAAGTTCTTGACTCAACTTGTCGATGAATGCGTGACCCGGCTTCCAGGAGGGCTCCTGATGGATCACCGAAAGGTGGACTTCTTTCTTGAAGTCTGACATATCTCCAAGGTCAACAACGTTGAGAACCTGGAACCGTGTGTTACGAGGAAGGATGACTTCGTTCTCGAAGAGATTGACACGAGAACCCATCGTCCCTTCGGGCATGTGGATCATGTATCGAACACCACGATGTATCGTGGAGAGCGAGTTCACACCAGCACCGATGAAGTACTCGGGTCGACCTTCGGTCGAGATGTAGGCATCGTCCTGGAAGATGTGCCCGATGTCCCGTTCGTCCGGGAGACGATCCAATCCCATCCAATCTGCACTGGAGATTCTCCACTGAAACGTCTCGTGCTGCGTAGGCCGCATAGAGCCGTCCAGGATCTTCAACATATCCGAGTGATTGTTGATGCGGAACATGCCGCTTCTCTCAGCAGCGTTGAAGTTCCTGCCCAGATCGTCCGTACCAGCGTGAGAAATGAACTGTCCTACGAGTTCCTCGTAGTAGGTGCGTGAATCAGAGTGGCTTAGACCGAACAGACCCATGCCACCGTTGACATCAGCATCCAGATCAGACCACATATCCACGAGATTGTCTGCTTCGCCGACCCAATCGGGATCGCCCTCCTCTTTCATCTTGCCGACCGTGTGGAGGCGCTGCCAGAACTCTTCTCGATCGGGGAACAGGTCGTCATATTCACCCAGATCGCCACGAGCCATTCGTGCCTTGACGTTCATGTGTCGATAGGAGGACATGCCGTACATGTTCTTCGCCATGTTCTCGACCATTGAGCCTGTAGAAGACTCTCGAACCATGCCCGGCTGGTCCCCGGCGAAGAGAGTGGTGTATCTGTCATCGATCGCATGGCGATCCATGTACGAAGTAGGGTCTGAATCCATTCGACGCCGAGTAAGCCCGGCATCTCTAGCGTAGGCTTCTCGCCATCTCTGCTCCAGAGACGTGTATCCGAGCCGTTTGAAGGCTGATTGCCGCTGAGCAAGGTCGTTATCGACGCTACGCAAGGCTCTTTCGAGCCGTGCGTTGCCTTCTGCCATCGGATGCGAGTTATCAGCCGATCCCCACGCCGAAGGATCGTTATCATCCATGTAGTATTCGGCCTGAGCAGCAGCAGCCATCTCTCCGCGAGCCGAGGGCACAGCCCTCTTCATGGCTACCGGGTTGAATCCGACATTCTTTAGGCCACCGGGGCGAGTCATTCGCTCGAGAGCACTGTATCCAGCCGAGACAGCCACCATTCCCGCAGCCTGTCCGAACACTTGACCCGTCTTGTTCAGGAAGGTGCTGGTCAGATACTCCCCGACACCGCTTTCAGCGACCCGCATGCCCAGATACTGATTGAATCGACCGGCGTTGTACGCCTTGAGCCAGTCCTTGTCGTCCATGCTGACAGCAACGATGTAACAGAGGCACTGAGGGTGAGGTTTGTCGGGGACATTCGCCTTCTTGAAGACCCCTTCACCCAATCCATCGTGATCTTCATTGGCGTATTCGTCGCAAACATCACTGTGAGCATGTGAACGAGAGCGATACCACTTGTATCCCTTCACCCAAGGCATCTCTCGAGTGTGCCGGATAGTGGTCTGATGGAAGGCGTTGGCCAGTTCCGTACGTC